AGGGTTCAAACATCTTGCTATATCACTTCCAACGTTTTTAAATGCTGTTCCTATTCTACCTGCTACGTTTTTTGCCTGTTCTATTTTAGATTTAAAAGCACTAAAAAAACTACCCAATTTGCTTTGAGTAGTTGCTGTTTGTGATGTTTGTTGTTCTAATTGTGACATTTTACCTTTTGCTTCACTTAACTGAGTATTATACATCTCTATTTCCGTATATAATTTTTGTGCCTGACTATTTAATGATATAAAATCTTTATTGTTTCCTAATGTATTATTAACTGTTGTATCCATTGCTTTATCATTAGCATTTATTCCCTCTGGTGTTACACTTTTTCTAGTATCCTCTACTATTTTATCAATTTGAGGATTTATTACGTTTAATTTCATTTGTCGAGCATTTATTTTTTCTTGTAAACTATCTATTTGCTTTTGGATTTGAGATATTTGTTTTTGTGCATCTTTATTATTAACTTTAATAGCTACCTCATTATTTTTTGAACTTTGTTTTAAATCTTGTACTTTTTTCTTTACAAAATTAGTAGCTTGTTGAACTTTATTTTGCATTTCTTTAGTATCAATTTTTGAAAAAGCTTCTTGGACTTGTTTCATTTGCTTTTTTATGTTCGGCACAATTTTCTCAAATTCTTTTAATGCTTCCTCTATTTTTGCTGTTACAATTATCTCTATTTCTTCTACTGTAATAAGTCATTCCTCCTCTCTTTTTAAATTTTTAACAAAATAAAAACACTTACTTTATATAGTAAGTGTTCTCTCATATATTTAATTATTAATACATAGATGCTTCTATGATTTTAAAAGTAGCATTTTTCATTTCATTTATTTTATCTGATGTTACTAGTGTAAATATCTCAAAATTTTGGCTTTGTCCAGATGCTAAATCATTAGCATACACATAGTCTTCATTTATTCTTGCACCATTTGCATCTACCGCTTCTATGTGAAAATTAAATGATTTTTTTTCGCTAGTTTTATTTGTAACTTTTACTGTAAGTTTAGTATCTGTTATTCCATAACTATCTTTTGTTACTTCAAATTTACCTAATTCAACATTTGCATCATTTGCCAAAACTTCTTCTGTACTTGCACCTGTTGCCTTATTTAAATCAGCACTAACTTCATTTAAGCTATCTGATAAAGCCTTTTGAGAGTTAATAGTTATTACTATTGCTAAAACACATAAAATAACTCCTGCTATAGCTTGTCCTTTGCTTGCTTTTTTAACTAATGAAATTACTGCGAATATTACACCTATTGCCCCTAATACAAATGATAAATTGTTTACAATTGGAATAAATGATGTACATATCCCTATAATTCCTAACACCAAACCTGCTGTTGCAAAACCACTTTTCTTTTTTTCCTCCATAAGATTACCTCCTTTTATTTATTATAAAAGAAGTATAGCACAATTAGTTAGAAAGTCAAGTCGAATTTTGTCGAAAGAAAAATATTTTTTTATTTTCTTGTAACAGTTTATCCTTTTAATAATCTTCTTTGTTCTTCTAATGTCTGCTCTTTTTCATTTCCTTCAAATAATTCTTCATAACTATCTCTAATTAGAATTATTTTAGGATTTTTACTCATACTATCTGCCTTTATTAACTTATTTGTAACCGATTCTTGTAAATTTATTTCTCGCTTTAAATCATCAATAATTTTTATTAAATGAGCTTGGCAATATGTATTTATTTCAATATACCTACTATTCCAAAATTCTTGTGGTTTCAAGTCGAAATAATATGCAAGTGGTTCGATAGCATAAATTAAATCCACTAAATTATTTGCAATTTTTATATTGTCTACAATATCATTTAAACCTTTTAAATTTGAGATATTGCCTCTTGTTCTACTATTTTGCTGACTGCATTCTCTACTGATTTTTCTAACAATTTGTCCATATTCATTGTTAATAAAGGATTTGATGTCATTTCTTTTAAGTCTTTCTTGCTCATTTTCTTTTTGAAAAAACCCTCTTCATTCAATGCCTCCGAAATCTTTGCATAAATATCATTTGCTGTTATATTTTCTTTTCTACAATCATCTATAAAATCATATACTTCATCAGAAGATGTAAATGCGCTTTTTCCATCATCTGTTTCAGCTAATTTAAAGATAATTTTTGATAATGCTTCTAAATCACATATTGAATATGCTTTTGTAAAAGCTTCTTCAAAGTTTTTATTTTTTAATATATTAGATATATCTACTATTTTTCTTGTTTTTAGTACTAAATTAATTGTTTTATTTTTTGTTTCTATAATCATTTATTTTCTCTCCTTTGCAAAAGAGAGAAGGCTTATACCTTCTCTTATTAAAATTTACTTGAATCTTCTTCTGTTGGATATCCATCTGTTTCAACTGTATCTGATTCTTTATATACTCTCATAGTATCTTTTATGAAATCTCCATCACTTAATTCTTGACCTGCTATATCAACAGTACATTTAACTGTTTGAACTAATGGTTTTCCAGATACTGAAGCTGTTGTTTCTGGATATTTAACAAATAAATATATTTGTGTATCTGCATCAGCTATTGCTTTTATAGATTTGTGTGTTTCTTGTATAAACATCATTTCAATGTCTACAGTTTCTGCTTTTCTTTTTCCTTTTGCCATTCTTTCTTCATCTAAATCTAATGCACTATATGTTTGTCCTTCTTTTAATGTCTTTAATTGTCCTACTTTTTGAACATAACCTATTTTTGTTTTTTCACCTGTTAAAGTAGTAGCAAATGATACTTCTGCTTTCATTGCTACTTGTGGTGTTGTTTCATTCTCTGCCATTTAAAATTCCTCCTTTTTATCTTATAAATTGAAAAGAGTCTGTTATTCCATTATAACGGACTTCAAATGTGATTGTAATACCATATTTTTGTAATATGCTATCATATATTGCTGGACTTGTATTAGTCCTTATAAAATTAAATTCTTGAAGTTTTTTATCAACTTCATCTGCCATTTTCATTGCTTGACGTTGCTTTTCATTCCAACAAGTTATTGATATTTGAAATGTAGATTGGATTGGAAATGCATTTTCAGTTAAGTTTACTGATTTCAAAGGTGTATGTAATTCCAAACAAGGAAATTTACTTGTTGTTGTGGGATTTGTTAATATTTGTTTATATTTTAATGATTCTAGTTTTTCATATACTAAATCACTAAATTCTAATTCACTTAAATCTTTCATTACTTACATACCTCCAAAAAAAGAAGAACATTTCTGTTCCTCTTTATATTTCCATATATATCCATAGGCCTTTTTATATTTTCCTAAACAACAAGCAGAAATATATCCATTATCGTATCCTGTTTTTCTTTCCGCTTCTCTAATTCCTTCATATTCTGCAATTTTATTCATATTAATATCATATTGAATTATTTTTCTAGAAAGCTGATTTTCACTTCCATACCTTGGTTTATTAAGTCCTGTCTTATATGCATGTTTTACATTTTCCGAACAAGTAACCCATTCTAAATTTTCAACATTATTGTTGGATTTATTGCCATCTTTATGATTTACTTGTGGTAAGTTCTCTGGATTAGGTATAAATGCTTGTGCCACCATTCTATGAACTATAATATGTACTTTTCTTTTATATCTCCAAAGAAATATAGTTGGATATCCATCTTTATCATGTACTAATTTCATATTAATATTTCTTTTTAGGCTTTTTATATTTCCTAAATTGCTAACTTGATATTTTCCTTTTAAGCCATCTATATTAATATCCTTCCAAATTTCTTTCATTAATCAGGCCTCCTGTTTTTTATTTTCATTTACAAATATCTCTAAACATTTGATTGAGCTCTTTTACTAAAATTTCCTTATTTTTTTCTCTAGTATAAAACTCGCTATCGGTAAGAAAGTGGTTAGCGCGAACACCTCTTGCTACATAAAATTGCATGCCATTTATTTCAATAATTGGATAACGCAATTCTTTTTCAGCCTTTGAGACGGGAATGAACCACTGACTTCCTCCTGTTTCCAAGAAATGTTTTGTAGTTCCTACTGGAGGTAGTTCTCTAAAATCTCCTGTACCGAAATGTTCAAACATAGCCCAAGGGAACTTATCTTTGTCTGTATATACACGCCCCTTCACTTCTTTAGTAGACATATCAATCATTTCTACTAATATGCCTTCTTCATTATGTCCTTTTTCCAACCTTATAGCATAACCTTTAATATTCTTTAATACATCTTCTGTTATTATTTTTGCAGTTTGTGGTAGTCTTTGAATTATAGCATCTATATTTTTAAAATTATGTTTTACTTTTATATTACAATTGAAATTTATCATTGTATTTTCTCCATTCTATACACATAAGTACTTCCAATTTTATTTTTATCTAGTACTTTATACTCAGGAATAAACTTCTTTAATTTTGAGATATCTTCAAATGATATTCCATTGCCTTTTTGTATATCATAATCTCTAGTTGTTCGACCTTTATATGTACTATAATCCACTTCACCTGTTGATTTTCTGTCAAGTTCGTTGACATCTTGTTGCATATTTAACCAAGCTATGCTTTTATATTTCCATTTTTTATCTGTTTCTCCGTGGTCTTCTATTTCTTCATACTCTGATATATATACTTTTGTTAAATCTCGTAATAACACTACTTAAATATCCTTATTGAAGCAACATCAATTCTTAATTTCTTTTCTATATCATTAAATGAACTTGAAATAGAACCCTCATTGCGACTTAATAGTCCTTCTGAACCTCTAGCATTATATTCAGATATAACGGCTTTTTTTATGTATGGAAATAATTTATTATCAGTTTCTTTACGATTAGAAGCATCACAGGCAATAGAAGTCATATCTGCTATGATGTCTTGTATTATATTATCTGTATCTTCAATATAATTTGCTCCTAATCTTTGTTTTATTTGTTCTAACATCTATTGCCTTCCTTTCTATCCTTTTGAGATTATTCTTGCTATAGCAATTTCTTTATGGTTATATGTATTTCCATCAGAACCTACTACTAAATCCCAGTTTGCTCCATCTGCTAATTCTTCATCTGTTGGTGAATCTGTTGCTTGATTTTTCATTAAGTAACTAACACCATGAGGAGCCATTACTTTTCTTTGTCTTTCATATAAGTAATCTCTATCATTATCAGCATCTCTATCCATTTCATGAGGTACTTTTGCTCCTAAGTCTTCATAGTCAAATGCTCCTTTTCCGAAAACATAAGTAACATACTTAGAATCTTCATATCCTGAAACTTCATAATAGTTTCCAATATTTTCAACAGAAGGTTCTGCAACTGCTGTATAATTTGTTCCGCTTTTTGTATAATATGTTTTTCCTTCTGTTAAAGTTTTATCAGAAGTTTTCGCATATATTGGGTCTCCCTCTTCTTCTGTTATTTCATCATATTCAATTAATAATTTTCCATTCCATGTATAAACATTTAGTTCTCTTTCAATTCCATTTGGGTCATTATATCTTAAGTTTGTTACTAATTTTTTACCTTCTAGATTTGTTACTATTACAGAGTTTGCTACTGCTAGTTTGAAGTTTCTTCTTCTATCTCCACATGCTTTTTGTAACGCTGTATTTAATGTTGTTTCAGCTACTGATGACTCAGTTTCTCCTGATATATCATATGTGTGTTTTGAAGCAAAAACTTTACCTGCATCTGATTTCATTGAGAATAATGCTTTTGTTATAATTAATAATACATCTTCCCATGCGCTATCCCAGTAATCTCCTAGTTGGTCTGCAACTTGACTCATAAAGTCTTTTTTAGATGTTACATCATATGTAAAGTCATCTTCATAAAACTTGTCTTTTCTACCAATAACAACAACACCTTGTTTATATGTTGGTAATGTTTTTCCTTCATCATATTTTGTTTTTCCATCATAGTTTACTGGTTTTCCTTTTAATCTTCCTATCATTGGAATTATTCCATATTCAGCACCAGTTTGTGATGCAAACATTTCTCTTATTCTATTGTTTCCTTGTAATACTCCTGATTTTATTAATAAATTTAATCTTTCTTGTGGAATTGTGTCATAATAAGCACCGAATGCTCTTTCATTAAAATATTTTTTGTTAAATGTTCCTGTACTTGTAAAATCTGCCATTTTTTATACCTTCTTTCTTTTAATTTTTATATTTTGATAATTTGCAAAGTTCTTCATAAGTCATTTGACTTTCTGGTTTAGAACCTTCAATTGAATCTCCTGTTTGAGGAGCAGGTTCTTTAGAATACTCATTTATTGCTTTTTCTCTATCTGCTTTTGATACTTTTTCAAATATATCTAATTTTGAATTGATACTTTCAGCAGTTTCTCTTGAAAAATCAATAGTTTCTATGTATCCTAATGAGATACCTCTTTGACTTGCTTGACGAATTGTTTCGTCTTTTAGTCTATAAGCATTTAGTTCATTTTCAGCTTTATTTGCTCTAGCTCTTTCTTGTTCCAATTCATAAGATTTCTTTTGGTCTTCGTCCATTTTCGCAAGTTTATCAGCTTCTGCTTTTTTTGCTTCCATTTCTTCTAAAATTGCTTGTCTTTCTTTTTGCTTTTCAGCATTAATCATTTTGTTTACTTCATCTCTTGTAAAAGTTTTTTCTTTGTTTTCTTCTACTTTTGATGTTTCAACTTTTTCTACACTCTCGGCAGTAGATTCCATATTTGTTTTTGTTTCTTCGTTATTTTCCATAACCATTTCCTCCTTAACTTTTACGGTGTTATAACCAAACTATTTTGACTTTTTACGGAAGTCTAACCAAACAAAAATAGACAGTTTTAAGCCATATCTAGGGCATAAAAATAAGACGTACGTCTACGTCCTTGATTTATAATTATAAAATGTTAATAACTTATTTATCACAACAACAACCAACAATTAATAGAATAATTGCTAATAGTGTGATTATTACTTCTATTGCTATTACTACTAAAAATGGTAAAAAACACATTAACCAACTTAATGATATTAAACCAAATATTTTAGCTATTATTAATATTAAAGATACTAATGTAAGAAATTTCATCTTTCCACCTTCTTTCCATAATAAAAGCACCTACTTTTTAGTAAGTGCTACTTTTCTAATTCTTTTTCTAAATACTCTTTATATTCTGCAAAACTATTCCATTCATCATAATTAAATGGTAATGGTCTTTTACCTTTTTGTTCTATATATTTATGAATTAATTTTTTTACATCATCTGGTATAATCATGATATGTTTTTACCACCTTTTCTTTAATTTCTTTTAACCCATTTATTGAGTCTATAATATTTAATGTTTCTTGATTTTTATTTAAATATGCTGACATTATGTTAGCTGACAGTTCCTTTTCAATCTTTGTACTATCTTTTACCCAATAATCGGCTTCATGCCCATAATTTCCTGTTATCTTACCATTTGTTATAGCAGAGAAAATATCACTCAATGTCATATTGTTTTCATATTTGCTACTAGATAACATATTAATGTATTTATCTTCATCTATATCTATTTGTAATCTCGCTCTTCTTAATTCGTTGTCTATGTTTAGTTTATTAGATATATTACTTCTTATATCTATCATATGTATAATTTCATGTGTTAAACTTTCAGATAAGTCATAATATTTAAAATCTGGGTGATTTGGATTTATATATATCTTATTGTCATCAATACTATATCTCATTGGAACATTTAAGTTATTATCTATTTTTGCATTGTTGCCTGTTAGATATTTATTAAACAGTTTTTTTACATTGGAATTTAATTTTGTGTTGCTTAAAACTTGTTTAATATCTTTACTTAGTTTAGGTATATCAAGATTATACTCTGTTTTTTCTTGTTTTTCAACTGGTGGCAAATACATTATCGTACTTCTACAATAGTGAAAGTGATGTTGAATTGGTGGAAGATTTAAGCCTAGTACCAATCCATTACATCTAATTCTTTGTATTGTTAGCTCTTTTTGTGTCTCACCATAATATCTATCAAATACATTTTCTTTGTTAATATAGAACTCTTGATTATTTAAACTATCACACATCAATGTTGTTTTATCATCTTCTACTGTTATAAATCTAACTTTTGAATTATCTTCTGTAACTTTTTTTATTCCTTCTACTTTTGCTAAATTATTTAATCCTATCATTTGCATGTCTGCTGCACCTGATATTTTATCACCATTTATATTAAGTTTTTGATTATTTTGTCTATTTATTATTGTTTGAAACTCACTAGAATCAATTTCTAGGTCTTTTTGTTGTTGTATATTTAAAATTACTTGTTTGTATAATTGTTGTGTATTATATTGCATTGTTGCTTCAATATATTGTTTCCAATTAAATCCACTATAATTTGGTTGGTCTAATAATGCAAGAAATAAAGCCATCGCTAATATTGATGGCTTTTTCTTTTTATTTACTTCTTGTTGTCCTTGTTCGTAGTAATAATTTGTATCTTCATACATTATTTGCTTTTCTTTTTCTTCAAGTTTGCTTTGTTCTTCTATATATGCACTATAAATAAGTAATTCTAGTATTTCACTATTCTTTACTCTTGTTCTTTTATAAATATTGTTTGCTAATGCAGTAAAATAGTTGTTATTCTTTAATAATCCTTGTTCTTTCCATTGCTCTATATATGTATTTATTCTTTTCTTAGTTTTATTATCGGCTATGTTATAGATGTTTTCTGTTGTAAGGTTAAATGTATCAAAGATTTCCTGAAGTCTGTTCTGTGTTTGTTTTGATATTTTATTATATAGTTGTTTTAATTCTTGCATTTTTGTATCGTGATAATTCCATATGTTCATATTAAACCCTTTCATAAGTATTTTTAAATATTTCTGGTTTACATGGATATATCTCACCTTGTATTCCTTTTATTATATAATCTCCGTAATTTGCATGCATAACTCCTTCTAATGTTTGTATATCTGCATTAGTATCATCATAATGTTGAAAGCCTGTTGATTTTCCATGTAATATAATTTCATTACTTGATACTTTATCCATAAACCAGTCTGGAATAAAATCTATTCCTAATCTAAATGCTTCTATTTCTATTGGAATTTTTCTATATTTCATTTATATTCCTCTATTCTTTATTGATTTGCTTATTAACTATTTTGCTTTGTTCTTTCTTGTTATCTGCTGTTAATTTTTGTGCTTTTTGTGTGTCTGTTAAATCTGTTACTTTGTCATCTTGTTTATCTTCTTTATTGTCTTGATCTACTCCTGCTTGTCCCATAATCTGCATTTGTTGTAAATTTTTCTGTATATTTTCTTCATTTTGTAAATCCATCTTTGCTAATTCACTTGTGCTGTCTAAATCAAGTCCTAATAAGTTTATAAGTGTATCATCGCTGACTAATCCTCTTATTTTCATTGCGTTTGTAATTGTTGTTGCAGTGTCAGAAGGTAAGTTTCTATTCAATTTTACTTCAATATCTCTAAAGTCATATGTTTTGCCTTTTTCTTTATTAAATTTTTCTAATATTATTCTCCATCTTCTTGTTAGTCCTTCAAGGAAATCTCCTTCAAATGTTGCTATGTATTGTTGTAAACCAAAGAATTTCTTTTCAAGTGCTGCATTGTTGTCTGCTTGAGTAAAACCTAAATCAGTCATATTAGGGCAGAATGAGCATAAACAAATAATATCCATCAATGTCTTTTTATGATTTTGTAATGCAGTATCATTTACATTCTTTTCAACCCACCATAAGTTGCTATCAACTTCTCTACTTCCATCTAAGTATCTTACTCTACTTGTTAATACATACTCATCTTCTTTTTGTCTTGCTGGGTTTATTACATCCTCACCTTTTTCGTTTTGTATAATCATTGGATTTTCTGGTGTATATCCTTTTACTGCTAATATTGCTTCATCGTTATATTTAAATACATTTCTTGAGTTTTGAATACATCTTTCATATGCTCTTATTAAACTTATCACAGGTTCAAATATTGCAATTCCATCACAGTTTTCTATTGCTGTTGCTGGTATATCATCATCCCATTTTTTAGGTTGTTTTTCTTTTTCGTTTTCTTTAAATAATGGTTCATCTTTAAATTTTTGTTCATATGCTGGTGTACCAAATATTTTCCTTTTTTCAGGGGTGTCATAATAATATCTTTTTCCGTCTGATGTTGTTAACTCTATCATTTGTTGGTATTCGCCATTTGCCATATATGTACGAATTATTCTATATATGCCTATCAACTTTTTAGGCAATGAATAATCCCATATTGCCACTGTTTCTAATGCATCACTTCTTGTTATTGTTATCTCTCCTGTAATTTCATCTTTATAATATATTTCATAGCATGCTCTTTTTACTAAATAATCTAATACCATATGTAAGAAATGTGAACCATCATTGTTATAATCAACTATATGTTTTATTAATTCTTCTATTTCTTTTATTTCTTGTTCATCATTAGTCTCGTGATTAAATAGTTCTCTTATTATTTTGTCTTTATCTTTATTAAATGCTTTTACCTTATATGTCGGTGCTTTTCCTCCAAAATAACCAGCAGACATAATTGATATATATC